AGGGGTTCATGTGACTGCCACATGGTTCGATGTCTTTCGACGTCACTGGCAGCGCATCGATCAGTGAGTGCGAAACAATCGAAACCTTAATGGCATCTTGCTGCGTGTTGAACTGCGCCTGTTGAAACAGCGCCGACGTGGCGCTGGCGCTGTCGCCATGTGGTGGGAAGCTCAGCGACCAAGCTGACATGCCACCAAATACACCCGCAGCAATGGCACACGCCAACCGAATTTCCGTCATGACTGAACCCTTCTTGACAAGTCACGTGAACGCTAGCAGATTGCAGGCGTGGCTGAAAACCACCATTTACAAACCGGACCCGCCGCCCCGACAGCTTGCGGAATTTGCCTTTTATGGCGGGGGTGCGACGGATAAGGCGAAAGCCCCAAGAAGTCCGCCTGGGTTTGTACAGGTTTTCAACCCCCGCTACCAGGCGCGGCTGAGAACCGTGTTGACTGGTGGTGAAACCTAAAACCTACAAACAGGTAACACCATGAATACAATCACCCTCCAAGACCTGACGGTCATGAATGGCGAGCCGCGCGTGCTCGATTTAAGGATTGCTGAGGCTTTGGAATACGGAAAGCCTCACGACATTCGCAAACTGATCGGTCGGCGACTTGCGGAGATGGAGCGATACGGTGAGGTTTTCGCCACCGTGGCGAAAACCACCCCTTCGGGAGGTCGTCCCGGCAATGAATATCTACTCAACGAGGGGCAGGCGTTGCTTATTTGCGCAATCTCCGAGACATCACGCAGCGCAGATGTTCGTGAACAGTTGATCAAAACGTTTTTGGAGAGCCGCCGCCGCGCCAGTGATGTTCTGGAAATCGGCCCCGCCTATGACGGCGCTGGCAATCCCTGGTCCATCACCTCCGAAGCTGTTGCGGTGACCACAGCCAAACTCGCCATGGTGCGCGAGGCCCGCCACATGTGGGGCATCGCGCGGGCCAAGGCCGTGTGGCGGCAGGTGGGATTGCCGGTGCCGCCCGAAATTGTTGACCATGGCAAGGGTGAAGGCTTCGAATGCCTTGGCCATTTGGTGAATGTGGGCCGCATTGCCGAGGCGGGCTACAAGGCGCTGATCACCGCCTGCATGGATGGCGATGACAGCCTGTTCGAGATCCTGAAAGCCAAGGGCATTTGGTGCGAGCCGGAAAATGACGGCATTGTGATTGCCAACCGCCACCCGATGCTGGATGAGGTGTTTGACGGCACCAACTGGCATGGCAACAACTGGCAATGGGCCTTGCGCCGCATTCCCGGTGCCAGCCCTGCCAAAACCCGCAAGTTCAGCGGCAAGGCGGTGCGCGGGGTGTTTGTGCCGATTGCCGCCATGGACTTCAACACCGACGAATACCAGGCCTGAACCACACTCACCTGCTCATGCCACGAGGGCCGCACTTGACGCCCTCCGAATGGCCTTATGATAGGCGCCATACGGACTTGGGCTTGCGACCTGGGCTTTGCGGCGGGCTATCCTTCACCGGACCCCGCCGCCACCTGGCTATCCTTCCCTTCTGCCGCGCAACTCTCATGCTCAGCAAAAGGATTTTTCATCATGACCACCAACGTAGCTCCCTGGTTCAAGGAGTTCATCAAGGACAAGGTATACCTTGACCTGCAGGCCAATGGCGGCCACCTGGACAACACCATGATCCGGGGCGACGTGGAAGCGGGGATCATCAAGTTCCCCTTCATGTCGGGCCGCTCGGAAATGTACAAGATCACCGGCGCATTGCGCCCGGTGCCGTTCAACTCCAAGGGCCTGTCGACCATTCAGGTGACGCCGGAAGATTTTCAGGCGACCGAACACTGGTTTACGCAGGATGCTTACAAGTCGGGACCGTCCGAACAGGCCGCCCTGGTGAACCTGTTGTCGTCGTCGGTGCGCCGCCGCCGCGACAAGTTCAAGCTGGATGCATTGACCGCGTTTCAGGCTGCCAATCCCGGCACGGTGACCACCATCGGCACGGGTCCGGAAGTGCCTGATGTCATTCACTTTGAAACCGCCCGCACGCAAATTGCCGGCATCGGTGACATGAGTGTGGATGGCAATGTGTTCTGCATGATCCCTGAAATGTGGATGACGCAGCTGTCCTTCTACAAGGAATATGCCAATGCCGATTGGACGGGGCCTGAAAACGCGCCATTCTCCAAAGCGCAGCGGGCGCGCATGCGCACCATTCGCGGCATCCACTATTTCACGGTGCCGGATGAATATTTCGTGTCGCCTGCGGGCCAGCCCACCCAGCTCTATGCCTGGATGTGGCACAAGGATGCACTGGGTGCCGAGGAAATCATCAACCTTGAAACGGCGATGATCAACAAGCGCATCGACCTTGAAGGCCACCCCTATCAGGCAGACGTGTTCTGCTCGGGTGCGGCCATCGGGCTTCGCCCGCAACTGGTGAAACGCTTCCTGTTGCAGAAGATCGCGGTACCAACCCGGCCCGTCTAATTGACACTCTCTACCGGGCCGTGATGCGCACGGCCCGGCTGTTTTTAACTTTCACCAAAGGATTTTTTCCATGGCCTATAATGCCCGTACCCTGACGCGCATGGCATCGACCCCGGTTGATACCACTTCGCGCAACTGCGATGTGTTTTTTCACGCGACAGATGATGCCGCCGCCACCGTGACGGCTGCCGGTTATTACGACCTCGAACGCGACACACTGAAAGTGAACGACCTGATTTTTGTCATGGCCGTGCACAATGGCGTGGGTGACTGGCTGGTGCTGAAGGTGCTGACCGTGCCTGCCGCCCCCGGCAACATTACCACTGCCATCAACAACTCGGCTGTTGGCACCTAATACCTGACTGCAAGAGGAGAAGGCGGATGGCTGATTTTAGCGAGAGCATGGTGCACATCGTGAACCGCGCACTGGTGAAGCTTGGTCAACCGCCTTCTTTTTCCATTGATGACGACAGTGACCTGGCGGGCATTGTCGATCTCACCTGGCCGGGGCTGGCGGCTGAAGTGGTCGCCAAATACGACTGGTCAGCGTCCAAGCTGGTTTCGAAATTAATTCCCGTTACTGACCCGCCTGATGTCGGCTGGTCGTATGGGTTTATGTTGCCCGGCAATCGCATCGGCGAGCCGCTGGCTTTTCTTACTTCGCCGCATCCGCCAGAAGCATTTCTGCGTGATCACATGATCGCCAACGGGCTTCTGTATGCAAATTGCGCTGATGTGTGGTGCCGTTACCGTGGTCTTGTCGATCCGCAATACTGGGACCTTGGATTTGCCGAAGCCTTCTGCACTGCCTATGCGGCGCGGCTTGCCGTGCCGTTGCTCGAGGACCAGAAGCTGGCGCAGTTCTTCAACGAACTGGCCTTTGGCCGCGTGGACCAGAATGATGGCGGCGGGCTGTTTGGCAAGCTGATCACCATCAACCGTTCTTCGATGCCGCAAGGCCGACAGTTCATGGCCAACAACCCGCTGGCCAATGCCAGGTATCGCTGACCATGCGCGGGCCCGGTTCACCCTATCGCAGTGCCAATAGCGGCGAAGTTTCCGTTGGTGTGGAAGGCCGCGCCGATCTGAAGCAATGGTATTCCGCCGGGCGGCGTTTCAAGAACATCGAGCCGGTGCCCGTGTCCGGATTTCAGCTGATGCCCGGTTCCTTTGATGCTGGCCCGGTGCGCGGCCGCGTGGGCGTGGCCGCGACCAGCAATGTGTCGCCAACACCTGGCCCGCGTACCGGAACACAAACCATCTGGCAGGCGGATACCGATGCGCTGAACGTGATCGGGCTGCATTGCTCGGGCCTTGATGCCAGTGCGGGTGTGCACAGTGTGCAATGCGAATATCTGGCCGCTGCCGTGTGGAAGCCGATTGGCACTGCGGTGGTGGTTGACACCACAGCCAGCGCCATCACCTTTGCCCTGCCGCCAGGAAGCGGTGTGCGTGCGGAAAGCTTGCGGCTCACAGCCACCATGACCAGTTCGGCCCAGATCAATGCGGGCAATGTGACGCTTTTGGCAGAAGACAAAATTCAGGATGCGCCACGCTATGCCAGCCTGAACCATGACGACACGTCACGCTATTTCCTGTCGCTGCAAGTGGGGCTGCTCGACATTTTTGAAAACAACGTGCACCGGGCTTCCGTCTATCTGCCCGAGATTACCGAAACCATTTTGCCGCAAGTGGACTTCTACACCGAGTTGGCCACCATCGGCATCTTTCACCGCGACATGCGCAGCTTGCGCATCAGGCGTTCAGAAAGTGATTTCCGCTGGCTGAGGGATTTCTGGCCTTATGACACAGCGCCCGAAGTGGATCTGGGTGGCACCTATGCCAAGACCAGCGACCAGTGGGATATCAACGTCAAATGGTCGGCCTCTGTGCCGGTTTATCTCGCCATCACGGTTGAGGGTGAAACCACGGAAGGGGTGCCCTTCCAGAACACGGCAGGTGCGGCCGTGGCGATCGGTGCTGCGGTTGATACGGCTGTGACGGCTGCTGCCATCAAGGCGGCGGTTGAGGCGCTGCCATCCACCGGGCCCACCGTGACGGTGAGTGTGACCAAGCTGACCGGCACTGATGCCTATCGGGTGCGGCTCACCTTTGGCGGCAACCTGGCGGGCCGTGAATTCCAGATTGTATCAGCCGTGCAGAACACGGCGGAAGCCGCCGCCCTTGCCACGCATACGCGCATTGGCAAAACCGATTTTGAGCCGATTATTTCGGCCACGCGCGGGTACCCCGGCACCACGGGGCTGGTGCAGGAACGCTGTGTCTATGGCGACATCAAATCCGTGCCAGCCGCCATCATGCCAAGCGCTGCCGGTGAATATTTCGATCTCGACATCAAGGCCGCTGGCGATGATGCGGCCCGCCTTGACCGGCTGCGGGGCCAGGTGAGCGAGCGCGTGCTGGCGATTGTGGAAGCCACCTATCTTCTGGTGTTCACCAATCGCGCGGTGCATTTTGCACCCAACCGGGTGATCAAGAAAACCGAGCCATTGAACTTTGTGCCCGTCTCCACCATGGGGCTGGTGCCCAACTGCAAGCCGGTGACGCTGGAAGCGAAGGTGTATTTCATCGGGGCCAACCCGGATGAGGTGAACCGCAAGGGGCACCAGCTGCTGTCACTGTCCTACAACGAAATCGAAACCAAGTTTGATGCCGACCCCGAGCATATTTTTGCGCCGCATCTGGTCGAGAATGTGATCCGGCTGGTGGGCCAGCAACCCTCTACCCGCGCCGATGCCGCACGGCTGTGGATGTTGCGCAGCGATGGCCGGTTGATCCAGGGGGCGGTGATCAAGTCGCAGGATGTGCTGGGCTATTCCGAATGGGTTTTGGCCGAACAGGGCGATGCCATGGAAGTGTGTGCTGATGCCAGCAACATCATGCGTGTGGCGGTGAAGCGCGGCGGCAAGATGCGCCATGAATATCTCTCGCGGTCCACCGAGTTTCAGGGGGCTGTCATTCGCCAGTGCGACCTGGGCGGATGCATTGCGAAGCTGCAACAGTTTGAAGGCTGCGAGGTTTATGTGCGTGGCGAGAATTATCGCCTTGGGCCGTTCCGGGTGGAAGCGGGCCGCATTGAAACGCAGGAACCGCTGAAGGGCAATTTGCAGGTGGGGCTGTGGCAGCCGCCGGTGTGGGAAAGCCTGCCGCGTTATTTCATCACGCCCAATGACATGGTGATCAAGCGGCCAGGCCGCATTCATGCCGCCCATGCGCAGCTGATTGACACCACATCGCTGGCGATTGGGGCCAATGGCGAGCCTGCCCGCAATGTGAACCTGGCCAAGGCCACCGACACGCTGGACAAGGCCACACCGGCCCGCAGCGGTTCCTGGGGGCGGCGCAACATGCTGGGCCACCAGGTGGGCACCACGCTTGTGGTGACACAAACCTTTCCGGGTTCGCTTTATGTGCGCGAACTTGAAATCGAGGAGAAGCTTTAATGTTCCTGCTGTCAGGGGTTTCGTCAATGTTGGGCGGTGGTGCTGCGGCGGGTGCTGCGGCCACGGCGGGGGCGGCTTCGACCGGGCTTTCCATATCCTCGATCCTGCAAGGGGTGGCGAGTGTGGGCGGCCTTGTGGCCTCGATCTCGGCAGGCAATGCCGAGGCCGAAAACCTGCGGCAACAGGCCAATGACGCGAACCGCGAAAAACCCTTTGAAGTGGTGCAGAATGTGGACCGCAAGCGCAACATGCTGAAAGCTGCAAGCGAGGCGGTGGGCGACATCAACACCGCCTATGCGGCAAGCGGCACTGATCTTTCTTTCGGTTCGGCTGTGGAAGCGCGCAAAGCTGTGTTCCGCGAAACCGACCTGAACCAGACAACCGACAATGCCACAACCACCATGCGGCTGGACCGGCTGACGGAACGTGCCCGCAACTTCCGCCGCATGGCCAAGCGGGTAAAATCTGCGGCCTTCCTGCAGGACTTCACCGGGCTTGCCTCCAACCTCGCTTCCATCGGACAACAGGCTTAACCCATGCCAAACCTTCGCCGCCAGCCTGTGGGCTTTGACCAGTTTCGTTCACCTGCTGTTCTGGGCGATGGCCTGTTGGCCGTGCAACGCCCCGGTGGCGAGCTGGAAAGCCAGATCGCATCGAGCCTGTTTGGCCTGGCTGACCATTTTCGCGGGCAAGCCGAGCGCACGGCACAAAAGCGCGGCATTGACCAGGCCAAGCAACAGATTGCCAGTGCCAGCCCCGACATTGCAGTGACGGGTGGTGATGCGGTGCGTGAGGTGCCACCAGGCCCGCATGCGGCGCGCGCCGAACCGAGTGCACCAGGGGCTGCACCCGTTGCCCGCAGTGGTGTTGAGAATATCGTTGCCCAGGCGGCACTGCGCCATGGTGTGCCGGTAGATGCCATGCTGCGCATTGGCCATATTGAAAGCGGGCTGAACCCGGCGGCAAAGAATGCCAAATCATCTGCCGGTGGACTGTTCCAGCAAACCGATGGCAACGCCGCGCAATATGGCGTGGGCAACCGTTTTGATGCAGCACAATCCGCCGATGGTGCAGCCCGCTTCATGCGCGACAATATTGCCAAGCTCACCCGCGTGCTGGGACGACCTCCCACCACGGGCGAGCTTTACCTTGCACACCAGCAGGGCGGTGGTGGTGCTGTGGCGCTTCTCGCCAATCCCGGTGCGCGCGCCATCGATGTGGTGGGGCGTGACGCGGTTGAGCAGAATGGCGGCAACGCCACCATGACGGCTGGCGAATTTGCACAGATGTGGACATCGAAGGCGGGCAATGCGCCGGTGACCGCCAGCCCGCTGGGCAAGGTGGTGGGCCGCACGCCGCTCAATATTTCCGTGAGCAATGGCAGCCCGCAATTGCTGTCACGTGACACGATTTTTTCGCGCGCCTATAACGAGACGCTGGCGCAGGGTTTCAAGGCGCAGCTGGAAGACCGCATGCTGACGGCGGCACAGGACATCAGCCAGAAATTTGCCGATGACCCGGACCAGATGCGCTTCGAGCTGCAACGCCTGCGTGACACGGTGCTGCATGATGACGTGCCCGCCGCCATCCGCAATGATGCCTCGCTGGCCTTCGGGAGGATTGAGCGCGCGCATGTGGCGCAAGCCCAGGCGAAACTTGAAAAGAAGATCGAGGAACAGGATCAGGGCGCATGGTTTGGCCGCCA